GCCAGCCAGCTATCGACAAAATCCCGGACATTTTTAGGGGTGTCGTCGCCCTCAAGCCGCCATTCGAGGCGGGCGACAGCTGCTTTTCGGCGGCGCACCAGCGAGCCGATCAAGGGGTCGCGCATCAGCTCGCGGTAAATGGAGATTTGCCTGCCCATTTTGCGCAAAACAGGGTCGGGATTAGGCAGCCAGCCGTTGAAACCGCTGAAAAACGGGCGGGAAACGGCGAGATGTGCAGATAAATCCTGCGGCTTGAAGGTCATGATGCCTTGACTGGTTTTGAGTTTGAGGTGGGGTTTGGGCATGATATGTACTCTTTAAATACCTTAATAACCTTTGGTTAATGCGCTTTTTCGGCGGATTCGGCGGCTGGCTACGCGTATCGGTCCGGTATTCAGCTCGCGGCTGGCGTAATGGGCAAGGACAAAGGCAATCGCCGCGTCGCCGTGGCGTTTTTTGCCGTCTTGACCTTTGGTGCGTACATCGGGGATGCGCGGCACGCCTCTGACCAGCTCGAAGGCGCGCAGGTCGGTCAGGATGTCTTCGTCTTTGGGGATTGCGTCCAACGTGCCGTCTTCAAGGGCGGCTTTGAACGGCGCGGTATGGGTGCGGTACCAATTTTCCGAGAGCATGACCGACTCACATACCTCCGCGCCAAATTCGTCGCGCATGGCTTCGGCGATTGACTGGCCGTTGCCGCGCGCGTCCAATGCCGCTCCGCGCAGATTGGGTAAGCCGTGCAACAGGTGTTTCATGATTTGCTCTTGTTGGGCAAACGACATATTGCCCAACTCCAACACGAACGGCGGCTTAAGGCTTAAATTAGTCTGCTGCAATAAAGGGACGATGACGGTACGGTCGCCGCTGCGGGCAAAGTCTTCGCCGACAAAGCTGGTGCGGGTTTTATCCAAACCGTCGAGCAACGGTTGCAGGGTGTCGGCTATCCAGTCAGCTACTTCGGCGGCGCGGCGCGGTTCGGGCAAGAGGCCGAAATCGTCGGTCTGGTCGTAGCGGATAACCGGTGTATAAGGACTCATACGGCTTTCGATTAAGGCGCGGTTGAGCCATTTGCCGCCGCCGTTTTTGGGTATGCAGTCCAACTCTTCGGATGCGTCGTCTCCGTAGAAATCACGAATCTCTTTACACCACGCGGCTTCGCCGTCTGCCGTCCACTCCTTGCCCAAACGCAGACAGATGCGGCGGTAGAGGCCGTCTGAAACGGCCTCGTCGAAAGTAATGCGGTGGATGGAATAAGGTTTTTTGCCCGCACGAATGTCGGTAATCAGCTCGTTGAAGGGGTTATCCACGCCGTCATGGGTAGAGATGATGTGTACCTGCCCGCCCCACATCAGCAATGCCATTGCCGCTTTGAGCAGCTCTCCGAGCTGCTCGTGGAACGCCGCTTCATCGATGATGACGCGCCCCTGCTTACCGCGAAGGTTGGACGGTCGACTGGACAAGGCGGTAACGCGCCAGCCTGACGCGAAACGGATGACGAAGGCGAGGACGGATTTTTTGTCGTCACCCTCGACGAACACCTCTTCAGTCTCTTCGATTTCGCCTGCCGCCAAACCGTAGAACTTGGCCCAGTTGGCACAATCGCGGATAAACTCTAAAGCCATATCTTTGTTGTAGCCTATGTACCATGCGTCCATGCCGCCCGATGAGGCGGCAAGTAAGGCGGTATCGGCAGCCTCGCCCCAGCTCAGACCGATGCGTCGGGATTTTTCACAGAGTTTGACGGGAGAGTTATCGGCGCACCAACGCTGCTGGTAAGGCAGCAATGCCGATGGCGTGCGGTCTTCGGTTTTGGGCAAGGTCATGATGCGATACCTAAAATCTGTTTGCGGATGGCTTCGGCAGCCGCGTCGGACAGCCCGCCTTTTTTTGCCTGCTTGGCCACGTTTTCGGCGGCAGCTTCGACTTTGGCTTTAACTTTTGCCTGATATTCTTTCAGGCGCGTTCCAGCGGTAATCAGCCCGCTGATTTTGCGCGCTCCTTCGCTCATGATGCCGAAGCGGTCAAGCGCGTTCAGTTCTTCAGACGGCATTTCGCCGATTTGCACCAATGCCTCAAATAATTCGGTCTGTAACATCGCCATTAGGGCTTCGGAGCGGGTATCGCCTTCATCGGCCGCGCCTTCGGCAATCAGGCGTGCCGCTTCGGTGCTGTTTTTGATGGCGGCAAACCGACGCTGGACTTTTTGGCCGTACCGATGGGCGGCGGAGCGGCTGATTTCGTAGCCCTGCTGCTGCAACCATTCCGCCAGTGCCTGATAGTCGGCAAAACCGTTTTCGACGAGTTTGCGCTCAAATTCGTGTCGGACAGCTTCGGGCAATTGGTCTATCGTGCTGCGCTTGGCCATATCAGCTCCACACTTTTTCGGGACGGGCGATGCCGGCTCTGCATTCAACCGTATATTCGGCAATATCGACGCCCAAGCCGGTCAGGTCGGCAAACCACAGGCCGTGCGGGGCTTTATTCAGCTCAACCAGCTTACGGTCGGCAAGATAGTCGAGCTGTTGGCGTAGTTCCAGTGCGGTGGTCTGCGGGTAAATCGCGTTCATGATGTCCAGCAGAAAGGTCTCGCTGGTGGTATGCGGGCGGGCTTTATTAAGGGTGTTGATGATGTTCCAACGCATCCCCTCGCGGCGTTGTTTGGCAATCAATTCCTGGCTAATCATTTCTTTACGCTTTCCATTTTGTAGATTTCAGTGAGTTTTTCTGCGACGTTGTCGAGTTTGGCTTCGAGGACGACTTGATTGCGGATGTAGTCTTCGCGCAGGACGTATGTCAGCGGCAGACCAGCATTGAATTCCGCCAGTTTGTTTTCCATGATTTCGACTTTGCCTTGCAGGCGTTCCTGCTGTTTTTGGCGTTCGTCCTGCTGCTCGCGGAATTGCGCCAGCAGCATTTTGCCGAAGGTAAAACAAATGCCGAGGAAGGAGAGTAAAAAGCCCACAAGCTGCCAAAATTCGATGTGGATAAAGGTTTTTTCCATCATTTACTTACCTCGGGAATCCGTGTTCAAAATACTCTTGGCAGACAACACAGCGCGTACAGCCTCGGACGGCTTTTTGCCTGGCTTCGGGAATGGGGTCGCCGCAGTCTTCGCAATGGCTGAAGCTTGCTGTGTTTTCAGAGTGCGAAGCCTGCCCGTGGTACGGCGTTTGATGCTTTGCCAGGGATTCTGCAAGAAAGATGGCTTCGCGCTCTGATGCGCGGTCGGCAAAATCAGTCATGTTTCAGACGGCCTTTCGTGTACCAGTTCTGCCAGCCCTCAATTTGGATTTCGAGCTTTTGACAGTATTCGCCATAGCGGACGGCGTGGTTCAAGAGTTGTTCGGGTGAGCCGCCGGTCTGACGCTCGGGGCGTTCGTATTTGACCAGCAGCCCGGTAGATACAGGCGGCAAATCCGCTGTTGGTACGGTTTTAATCGGGGTATCCGAAGGCACGGTTGTAGAGGTGCAGGCTGTTAGAGCCGATACCGTTAAAACCATTGCCGTCTTTTTTAATCGCGTCATGCGTTTGCTCCTGTAAGGTGTTTTTGGTTTTATCCAGCTCGCTCAGGGCGGATGCCAGCTCGATGCTTTGACGCTGCGCGAAGTCATGCCAACGCTTCGTTTCCGCCTGCGCTTTTTTAAGCTCGTCGGCGTATTGTTTGGCTGCCGCCTTTGACGAGTTTTGGTAGGCGGTAATCAGGGCGGTTTGCTTGGCATCGGCTTTGTCGGCGGCATAGTGATAGCCGTTTAGCCAAATGCCCAAAACAATCAATGCACGCCATGCCAATGCCGATTTGTTTTTGTACAAAAAGTCAATCATTGCCGCTCCATTCTTCCGCATTCGCGGATTTTTTGATTTCCGCCAACTGCGGTACGGCGGCAATGCCGCGTTTGATTAATGCATACCCGCCGACCATCGCTCCGTATGCCCACCAAAGCCATTCGGGGGCATCAGCGGTTTGCGAGAACTTATAAGTCATAGAGGCGGCGGCAACGTTTGCCCATAGTTTGGTATGGCTGATTTTCCCTGTGGCCGGATTAGAGACCAAGCCGCCCAACCATTTGAAAAAGGCGGTTATTTGCGACGCTTTTTTTTGGCTGCGCGTTTCGCGGCGGCTACCCCGCTCTTGCGGTGGGCTTGCGTCCAACATCCCTGAGTCGGCATGGCGTAGCGAATGCCTAGGTCGCCGTGACTGAAATCGGGCTGCATGGCTGCGATCATTAGGGCGATGAGTGACTTTTTTGACATGGTTTGTCTCCCTTTAATCAGTGTTATCCGCAGACGCGTGGATCAGGTTTTGCGCAACGCGGCGGACCCAACCTTTGCCGAAAGACGTGAACGTACCGAGTTTGGTATAAAAGACCAGACGCTCGGCGTTGAACCGCAATAAAAGGTCGTTTTCGGGAAGGGAATTGATGGCTTTGAGGCTGATTTCGCCGATGATTCCATCGTCCGGCACGCCTGCGGCGCGTTGGAGCATACGGGCGGCATTGCCGTAACCGTGATTGACGCAGGCATCGAAGAATTGGAAAGCGACCGCTTCAGGCATTTTGTCGGCGTGGTAACGCTCCCAAAACGCTTTACGGTAAATGCCGATTGCCTGTTCACGCGTCATGGCACGCATGGAGCCGTTGTAGCCGTTTGCCTGTGCGGTGCGCTTAGTGATGCCCCAATTGGTTTCGCCGCCGGGGTCTTGAGGGTGATTGACGTAACCGCCCTCGTGGGAGAGGACGCGGTTGATGAATTGGTTGAATTTATCTGACATGGAAAAATCCCTGTATTGAGTTAGAAATCAATACAGGGATTGTAGGAAAGGCCGTCTGAATGGGCTTTTAATGGAGGTTAAAACCTTCCTGAGGCTAAGGTTTAATACACAGCTCGATTTCGGGATTGCATTTATCGCTTTTCATATATGCTTCATTTGAATCGTCCATTGCCTCAATCTGCATAGGCATATCCGATTTTGCAAACATGGAAACACTTTTCTGCTTACGAT